TCAACTCCATCTTTACCATCTTTGCCGTCTTTACCACTAACACCGTTAAGACCGTCTTTACCATCTACTCCGTCTTTACCTGCTTTACCAGTAGGACCTTGAACACCCTGCATCGCAGGAGTATTGTTCAGTTCTACTAACTTAGCTTCAAGTTTAGCCTCGATGGTTTTTAAGGCTTGTACAACCATGTCTGCTTTTTGACCAACAGATTCATCTCGGCGTTGTTTTGCCTCAACGATGGTTTTTTCAACCTGAGCTAAGGCGGCTTGCTGTTCCTCTAAAGAAACAGTGCCGTCCATTACTTTTTTAATGTATTCTTTAATATTAGCCATTGCTTGAGAGTTTCTCTGTCAGGTTATTAAGAAAATCTTCTTCGGTTTTCCCTATTGTAGCAGCTTTTTCCGACATTTGCAACTCTACAATCTTTGATTTGTTCTTAATATCTGCTTCTTTTAGCATCAAATCAGCAATTTTTACCCTTCTATCAAATTCTCTGTTGGCTGCATCGTCTTGGCTAGGTAAATTACGAGAAACAGCAGAAATTACCTTGGCTTCAACCTCTTGCGGAGCTAATTGTGCCTCAACCATCGTCTTTTGAGCATCTGCCATGTCTTTAGCAGCACTAGCGTCAAGGCTCTTAATCTGAGCTTGTTGAGTTTGTAGTGCTAATTGAGCCTGAGCTTGTTGCAGTTGCTGTTGTTCTGGGTTAGGCTGACTCATTTGCTCTAAAGCAGCTTCCATTTCAGCACGATTAGACAGGCTGGAGTTGGCGATAATGCCTTTGAGGATGATTGGCAACACAGGAGTGTTAGGTCCAAGAGTCTGCAAAAGACCGATAAGCTGTTGTTGTTCATATTCACGAGCCATAATACCGAGTGTAGCGGTAGGAATGAACTTCATGTCTACAGAAGGATAACGCTCTGGGTCAAATTGCATATAACGGAACGCAACCTTCTTAATCAACGGAACCATGAAGTCTTCTTGGAAGTTGGTCAGGGTACGCTTGTACTTCTTGATAATGCCTGAAACAGCCATCGACATACCAGCACCACTAGAATCACGAGTTGCTTGCGTTACCATGCCTTGGCTGTCTAAAGTACCAGTTGCCATCAGTAGCATACGCTCAAAGTCTCGTGCGGTAGCGGCAGACTCAGGGCTGGTTTGTCCAAACTTGAATGGCATCATAATCTCAGAAGGATTACCATTCGTGAGGATTGCTTTGCCGGGACGAACTTCAAACTTAGCGCCACGAGGTAAACGAGTAGCATCCATTGCAATCATTGGAGCAGTGGTCAATGCCAAGCTGTCTAAGTGGCTACGGAGCTGTGCATCAATCGCCTTTTGCATATTGTATGCTTTTTCTACTGTGCCACGACCCCAGAAGCGGTTAGGAACGGTATCATCTTGGTAAGCGACTACAGGACGGTCTTTCATCATGTAAGGGTTACGCTCTGCCTTGAGAAGCAGACCATCGTTAGCAATGACCACAATAGCCTCTACGAGGTCGCTGTAGTTGTCTGCAACGCTTTCCTCGGGGAACAGGTCAACTACTTCCATTCCGTCGTTCTCAAGCTGTTCTAGGTACTCTCTTGGGACTAATCCGTAATAGGTGAGGAGTTTAACCTTGTCATCTTGATACTGGACAACTTCTTGGGTTACTTCTAAGTCGTCATCGTTGCCAGCAGGTCCGATGTCTACCTTACGATAAATACCTTTTTCCATGCCTTCTACCACTTTGTGGATAGAGACAAACTTCTCAATCGCTACACCCATCGCATCTTCAATCGAAGTAGCGTTAGGGTCAATCAGGAAGTTCTTAGGGTTTACTGGGTTAATCTTAACGCAGAAGTATTCTTTCTCTTGTACTCCGTAAGCAGCTTGCATACTGCCCGGAATCGGTTGAGTAGACGGAACGTACTCTGTCTCGGTCTTAACCATAATCTCACCGATACCAGTACCATAAATCTCTGCCATCAGTTCAATCTGGTCTACTGACTTGCGAATCTTATTCGCAGTTAAGTCTTCCATCAGTAAAGCACGCATGGCTTGGACATCCATTGGATTACCGTTGTAGTCCATGATGTCGTCTTTGATGTCGAAGAATTCTCCGTTACCAAAGATTGCTTCCATAATCTCAGCGTGGCGAGTCTCGACTGCTTGTTGCGTTGCGGGACTGATTAAGCGACTGCGCTCGGACTCACGAGTACGGTCTTCAGAAGCCCAAACACCACGGAAGATACGCTCGTATTCTTTCCAGTCTTCTAAGTAGTTCTCGTCACGGCTATCACGCCAGCGGTCACAGTGTTGTACAACGAACGCTGCTAACTCTTTGTCAGCCGCAGAAGGTTCTTCCCACTTCGTACTTTCGTTGTTGTCCATATTTTCAGCCATTTTTAGTTCCTATTAGTAACCACTAATTACATCTAAAGTTTCCCACTCATCACCACCACCGTCAGCATCAAAGTTGGGGCGGACTAACTGCTCGATGTACGCTAACGCATCCACCGTGTCATCGTGTACTCCCTGTGTGGGGAACATGAGGAGTTCATCGACAAACAAATCAAAATCACCTTCAGCGTTTAGGACAATTCTACCATGCTCTAAGTTGCCCTGCAAAGCCCAAGTTACCCTATCTACTTTTTTCTTGTTGCCGTGCGTCAATTCTTCAATGTGAGCGTAACAGTTCAGTCTTCGCATAGCGTCCATCAGTGGACTCATAATCGCTTGCTTTGCGATACCACGCTCAATTCCTACTGCCAGCGGCTGATACTCTTGTATGTTTTTAAGTATTCGCAGTGCTGTGTCTTCAGTTGACCAGCGACCTGTCTCAATTTTGTCCACAAACCATACATTCTGATTATCTACCTTTACACACGCAATAGCGGTTTTATCTAATCGTTTATTGGTTTGCCTCTTACCAATCTCATCAAAACCAGCGCAGTCTACTGCGATGTACCATGAACCATCTTTGGGTTCTTCACCGAACTTAATCCATTCTTCTTTAAACAAACCTGAACCAGCGTTGTTAAAGGAAGACAAATACTCTTGGTTAAACGCAAAGGAACTCAGTGTTCGCTTTGCTGCCTCAATCTCTTTTGGGTCAATCGTTTCATTGTCAGCGGTGGTAAAGTGCCACGACTTCCAATCTTCGTCTGACCCTGACTGTCCTAGCTGAAACCACTCATAGAAGTGGTTACGACCAGACGGGGTAGAAATAAACATTGCTCTACCTTTTTTATCCGACAGCGCAGCTCGTAATACCCGTTCCCAAATCTCTGCTTTAATAAACGCTACTTCGTCCATTACTAAATACGACAAGGACACACCACGAAGTGAGTCTTGGTTGTCAGCGCCTCGAATGAGGATTTTCCTGCCGTTCACCAAAGTAATCTCTAAGTTGTTAATGTGAGCAGACTTGATTACCGGTCTACCTAAATCCATTAACAAGTCCCACATAATCGTTCGAGCTTGTCCCAGCGTTGGTGCAACGTACATCACGCTAGAGCCTTCAGGACAATTAAGCCCTTCAATCAATAGGGTTATCGCAGACAGCCTTGACTTACCACAGCGACGACCAGCAGCAATAACCTTGAATCGTGTAGGGTCTTTAAATACTTTTTGTTGCCATTGCAACAGAGCGAATGTTAACTCACTCATCGATGTCCCTGATAACTACGTCAGTCACATCGTTCTCAATGACTTCGCTTGCTTCGATACTGGGGCTGTTGATGCCTGTTATGTTGATACTAATCTGCGGAGTTCCGCCCCCACTCTTAGCCTCAAAGCTGGACAGGGGTAACAACCTCTCCCCACAGAACTTGAGCATCGCACCCTGTGCAGGATGACCGTCAGCAAGTGCTGTCTCAATAATCTTGGTAATCACACTGTCACCAGCCGTAGCCAGCAACCTTGCTTTAAATTCTGCAATCCTAGCTGCATCGCCGGGTGGTCTACCCAGTATGCCGGGATTCTTCTTCTTGGCGATAGCCGCCTTGGTGGGACGACCTAACTTGGGTTTACCATTTACTACTTCACGTCGTTTAATCTTGGGGCGCTTATGCTTTACGACATCACCTTGCGGTAGCGCATCTTCGATTACAACTTGTTTTTCAATTTCCGACATGAAGTCTTTATCCTAAAGGGAGACAAAAAATTTTCAAAACCCTACTAATACTATAGAGCGCTATCGGTAGATTGTTTCTCGCTATCGATAAGGGGAATGACTATCGTCTTTTTATTCCCCTTTTCATCGTGGGCTATAATACTCCGCCCGTAGGGGACTGACCTGATTCCGTTATAGTGTGCTTTGAACTTGTAAGGCGATTGTAGCAGATTTTTACTTGAAGCACAAGTGTTCTAGGTACATACTAAAGTAAAGCATAGGGTTATTATACACTATAGCGACGCAGTAAGTGTTTACACAGCTTACTGTGACCTTCGGTAGCGCAGCCTGTAGCGGGGCTATGACAGCAATACAGGTCTCCGCAATCCTCCTACGGAGTGAGCATTTTCCAATACAGACAATACCGTCTATTTTACTCTTTTATTTCAGAGACTTACATTGCAGTGCAATATAGTCTATTTTACCTTTTTGTATGCTATAGCGCCTACAGCAACATTAACACAACACAGACACCCCCTCCCCCTATGTCAACTTACACCGTTGTTTCTATACCACAGTGTTGTATTGGCACAACAGTATCGATGTTAGTGAGTGCTTACCAACATAGGTCTGCACTGCATTGGTGCATTACTATGATGCACTATATTGGTGCTGCACTGTCTTGGTGCAGGTAGTATGAGGGGCGATGATGCACCATTATAGTGCTACCTAGTAACTCACTAAGTTAGTGACTACTAACCTATACCAGT